GCGGATAAACAACGAATTGGGCATTGTTTTGCCACATACCCCACAAGTTTTTTTATTTTGTGATGGGTGTCTACCCTCTGCTACAGCTCTTAATGCAGATTTACGATTTGCTTCACCTATCTTACGCCGTGTTTCTTCTGATTGAGTTTTTCCATACATTGAGTTATTTTTACCTGATGTATCAGATGGAAGATTAGCTACCGACCAAGGACTTTTTTTTCCTTTATTTGCTTCACTAATTTTTTTACGGTGTTCTACAGACTTAGGCTTATCTTTGTGGAACTTACTAATGAGTTTAAAGTGTTCAGGATTAGGAATAATACCACCTGCGATATTTGCGTTTAACCATTTATCCTGAGTGATGTCAACTTCAGAGAGAAACTCTTTTTCATAATCAATAGCCTCTTGTGCAGTTTCAAAGACTTTATCAACTGTTACTGTAAATGCATTAGTTCCGTGTTCTTCAATGAGTTTGTGAATTATTTTACTACTTGTGAAATAATCTTTCCATAAATCTTTTTTAGGATCCATGTTTTTTCGATTGATTGAATAACGTGATCCGTAGTATAATTGATTTGTGGGATTAAATTTAACTGTATAGGTATATGATAAGTACATATTACTGGTGCTCCTCTTCGCATTAGAGTAGTCGGATGCGCCAACATCGCGGGCTACATTTTCTTTGTAATATTATTTATCTAAATCTAGGCAAGAAAAAGGGGAAGTATTTCTACTTCCCCAATCTCTATAGATCGTCTAAGATCAATTACAAGGTAGTTATTAGCTGAAGCTAATTCCTGCCATGGTAATTTCTCCGAGATAATCGCCGGCGTTGCCTAAGGAACTGGCAGTATTTGACAATTCGACATATCCATACCTTGTCATAAAGCTGACAACTGGCTCGAATGTAGACGGATCAAGTACTGTACCTGAGCTCATTAGTGGGATGTATGGGCAATAGAATGCCGCTGCATCTGTTTCACTTTGGCCTTTGTAACCAACTAGTACCGCTGTTGAGTCTGCTGCATATGAATCAACATAAACCTTCATTGCACCATTGAGTGTACCAACGAACTTAGTGTTTGTTGGTGCTTCAAAAGTACCTTCAGTTGTACGTGCAAATGCGCTTGTTGAAGCACTCTGAAGAACTGTAAGAGCTTCAGGTGAAACAACTGCCCAGTTACCAGCACCACGACGTGTGCGCTGTGCAATCTTGTTTGCTGTACGGTTGATTAGAACTGCAAGAGCTGCATGCTCATCACCAACATAAGTTGCTGTACCGGACACTGCTGCCTGGTTGTATGCTTCTTCTGTTGCTGCGAGTGAACGAAGTGAACCAAGAACTTCTTGGTCGATTTCAGCAGTAATCTCTTGTGCCAAAGCGGCCATGATTTCTGCTTCAACATCGATACCGTGCATTGACTGTGCGTCTTGAGCGGCTTCAAATGTCCAACGAGCTTGTAGCTTACGTGTTTTTGCTTCAACAGGCTGCTTTAGGATTTGGATGGAAATATTGTTTCCGCCAGTGCCTTCTTTAGCAGATGTTACGTCAGCTTTACCAGTAGATGCACTACCGGAATATGCTGTAGCAATTTTGAATGGGCTAAGTGCTTCATCACCAGCTGTTGTGTCTGTGTCGAAAGGTGAACTCGCTGTGGAGTTTACACTGTCTGCATAACGAACACGTAGTGTGTGAATCTGGCTAACTGGGCCCTGCATTGGTTGAACACCAACGATTTCGTTGGCGATAACTGTTGGCATAACACGACGGATAACAGGTAAAATTACTCTGTTTAGTGTTGCCATGTTACCTGAAGTTGTAGCACCGGATGTTGCTGCTTCAGATAGATAACTGCGTGTGTTCTCAAGAACAACGCTCATTGCGCTGCGGCGGCTGCCTTCTAGACCTTCTAGAAGAGCTTCTTTTGTTGCGCCCCAACGGCCTTCTAATAGTACGTCTGACATTTTATTGTCTCCTCTAGTACGTTTATTTTAAGCCTGCCAATTTACGAAGTTCAACAACATTATCGTCGTGTGCGTCCGTAACTTGGTGTTTTACTTCTTTGTCACCAGTAACTACTTTACGGCTCTCTGCAACCATCTGCTTTTCAGCTCGTGGTGCGGCTTTGCCGTCTAATACTACTGGAAGATAACGATCGTATGCAGCTTGTAGTTTGCTGGTCTGAACGCTTTCTAGAAGGTCGCGCATTACTGCGCTTTTGTCTTTGTTAAGTGGTTTTAAAAGACTGTTCATAACCTCTGAGCGTTTTGTTGACTCAGTGATCATTGAAATTTCTTTTGTTTTACTCTCAACTAATTGATTTTTTTCTGCAATAGCAACTTCTGCTTCTGCTAATGCAGTTTCTGTTGACTCAATGATCTTCTTGAGATCTTTGATTTCTTGATTTTCATTGAGATGACTTGCACTAAATTCCGCTGCAACTGCTTCAAAAATTCTACGGCCAAAGTTATTTTCTCCGGCTGTTTGAATGTCTTCACGCAATTGAGTGATTTCAGCATTTAAATGTTTGGATACTGTTTCCTTAACTAACTTAGCAGATGTTTCTACAAAGTTATGCTTGAGTGTCTTAAACTGCTCACGTGCTTCTTTAACTAGTCGAACTTTAGTTTCAACAACATCTTGACGATCCTGTTGGAAATCTGCAATTTCTTCTGCTAATTGATGTGTGATGAACTGCTCTAGTTTAGCAACATGCTCGTTTTGAGCTTGTCTGTCAGCATTGAGTTCATTGATCTCTTCTGCTAACTGTGTAACCAAGAACTTGTCAAAAGTTTCTGTAACACCCTTCATTTTACCGACAAATTTTGCACGGTCTTCTGAAAGTTGTTTCTGCTCTTCTGCAAATTCAGCTAGTTCAGCTGTTAAGTTTTCTGTAACCATACGATCTAAAGCTTCAACCATAACGGACTTGTCATGCTCATAGCGTTGAGCAAATTCCTCACGGAGTTCTGCTCTGACCTGTTCTTTTGCTTCTGTTAACTTTGAACCCCATGCCTCTTCAATTTGAGTACGGGTTTCATCGTTGATCAGGTCACTATCTAATAATGGTTTGATAGCATCTAGCATTTTGGTCTCCTAGATCTTAAGATCCTTGATAAGACGCATTACTTCGTCTTTCAAGTATTTTTGTACTTTAGCATTGCCACTTGCTTCTTTGGCCATTTCAAGTACAGTGTGCCCATTGCGCATATTAAGCAATCCTTCATAAATTGCTTTAGGATATGCGTTTGGAGCACTTGGTTGTGCCACAACATCTACTGTGACAATCTCGAAACCTGCAACGTTTCCGGTAGATTCATTGACTTCGCCACTGCCTCTACTGCTTACGCCCAGTTTAACGTTACTTTCCAACATGGTCTTAACTAATTGACCCATGGGAGTAGGTAATATCTTTAATTTTCCAAAGCCGTTTGGGCCGTCCATCCACATGCTTTCTATCATGTGACTGACACGATCTAAATTAATTTTTAAATCATCTGGATGATCAACTTCGCCTAGCACACTATTGCCAACTGAAATTTGATCATTGAGCTGCTTAACGGCATTGGAAATTTCAGTAACAGGGTAAACACGCTGGTTTGCGTTTTTTACCCCGCCCTGAATACAAATGCCTTTCATATAGAGATCCTTGCCTTCGTTGGCAGACTCTGTTACGATTCCCGCTTGATCGAATGTAAGGGTTTCTCTAAGATAGTTCATATACGATTCCTATCTTACGCTTTCTTTAAGTCTGACTTAGCGCCAGGCTTGTTGCCGTTGCCAGCATCTTCAACTTTAGCTGTAACTTTTGCAGCACCTGTTTCAGCAGCTGAGCTACCTGTAGATGTTGCTTTAGCACCATTAGCGTTCATTGGATTCTTTTTAGCAACTGGGCTAGAATGCTTCTCTGAAGTGTTTGACGGAGCAGCTACTTTTTCTTTGTACTCGCGAACAAAAGTTTCTTCCATGTCATCTTCTTCAGCTTCGTCTTCTTCGTCTTCTTCAGGTTCCATATCCATTTCCATGTCATCCATTTCTGGCTCCATATCCATGTCCATGTCGTCTTCTTCGCCTTCTTCACCAGCCATCATTTTCTCAAATTCTGCTTTGAGTTCGTCAAGTGCGTCTTC